TGTTCATGAATGAAGTACTATAGCCATATTTCGCAACATTACTATAGTAATAAGTACACTAGAATTACTAAGACGCAATGTAAAACCAATGTACTTATTACTATGTAATGTAGATACCTGATAGCTTCATGCTAAGGAGTAAACATTCTGTTAGCAGGTATCTATTAGATTCTATTTAACGATGGAATCTTGAAGCATCGTCACTAACAACAAGGAGATTAGTACTTTAAAATACACTAGGAAATGAACACAAGAACAACAAAGAGGCAACCAACCTAGTGTATTTTAAAGCCCTGTATTTATTTTAGAAGACTACAGGGATTCTTCGCTTTCGCAAGGAGGTTCAACGAGAATGCAATATGAACGTATCTAGCTTTTATTTAACCTTGGAGCTAGACAGCCAAGGTTTCTTTTTTATAAACATCGGAGTAAATATGAAAGTCTAACTCGACTCATCAAGTTAGACTGAGTGTAGTCCTAAGACATCCACTGCAATTCATATAAAATCCTATTATACCTTCTTGTTTTTTACAACATCAATTAATTTATCTAAATAATACTTAGCTTTAATTAAATCTTCTAAACCATTCTTAGAATTACATCTCCAAAGGTACTTAATAACATTACCTCTACAGAAACTTTCTAAACCAGAATCAGAAAGAATATCATTTAATACATCAATACATTCATATTTACCTTCTTTATAATAAGAAGGCTTAATGTAATCATCTACATGTATTACTTCTTCCTGTATCTCTTCCTTTACTGGTTCTTCTTTTACTGGTTCTTCCTTTATTGGTTCAACAGTACACCAACCTTCAATAGCTTTAATAGGAGTTTTACCTCTTACCATATCTTCATAAGAGATTCCTTTAATTCTCTTATGCCATGCAGCTCTCGTAGATTCAATGCCATACAGAGCTAACATTTCCTTATAAGAGCTATAGCGAATACCAGTATTAGGGTCAACTACATTCTTCTTAGGCTGTTGATGCTTTAAAGCATACTGAAGAGCCTGCTTAAGTGTTTTACCTTTCTTTCTCTGATTATAAACCAAATATTCAGAGGTATTGTGATAACGAATTATATCAGCAACAGAATTAAACTTTTTATCTGTCAAAGGATCATTAACCATTTTCTAATCTCCATTTAGTTTTTACTTTTCACTACCTAGCGTAGCGAGAATTAATTAATTTTTTCACCATAAGTGAAAGAATCTTTAGAATCATCAAGAATTATTTCTTTACCTGTACTAGGTTCAAATAACTTCCATGCACCATTAATCTTCTTAAAGCCAACTCTATGGTATGTACTTTCTGATTCACCTCTTGCTCTTCTTTCCTTAATCTTTTCATAAGTATTATTAAGTCTTTCCTCGAAGTTATCACCAATAAAAATATCCATTAAACTCATTCAAATATCTTCCTATCTATATAATAAAAAACACAAGCTCCGAATATTTGAGCTAAAAGAATATTAGCCCATAAAGGAACATATAAGGATAGTAACTCTACCACTGGTAGCATTACTATCCCACTTACAATCCATCTAGTTAAATAAACCAAGAATCTCATTATTCATCTTCATCTTCTGCTTCTGAGTTATAACAAGTTAATTCATCAGGTTCATTAATGTGACTTGGAATTTCACAATTAGAATCTTTAAGTGCATTGTATAACTTAGTATAAGCATCTTGTTCTGTGTTAGTAATTTCACCACACTCATCAATACCATAATACATATAGGTTAAAACACCTGCAATTTCATCTTCAGTTAAATCTACTAGCATACTTCTTCCTCATCTATATCATCTAAGCCTTCTTCAAAAGGTTTAATCATGTATTTCTCTAAACTACTTGGTTCAGGTACACTGGACTTATCTTCAAGCATGTCATACATTCTTGTATACAGAATTAAGTCTTCTTCTATTACTTCCTTCTGATATCTTGTTAAACTAAGATACATATTAAATAATACTGAAGCTAATTCTTCATTATTAAAAGAGACTGTAATCATTATACTTCTATATCCTCATAATCTTTATCATCCCTAATTCTTACTAAAGCAGGAAATCTTAACTTTCTATCTTCAGTAAGTTCTCTATAACTCACCTGAATTATCTTACCTATGTAATCTTTTTGGTTTAGAAACATCTTTCTTCTAAACTCAATATCACCCATATCAGGTTGTTCTTTAAATGAACTTACATTACCCCAATTAGTTTCTATAGAACCTGCCATACCTTTATACTTACCATTACCCTCAATAATCTTATTGATACGGATATCAGCAAATTTAATAGGTACTACTTTAATCCAACAAGGTTTCTTAGAATCTAATCGTCTAAGTACAATACCTTCATGATTAGTATCTAATGCCTGACGTAGTAGGCTATTAATTGTTTCTACAGTAGGGTCTTTAAGTCTTCCTATAACTAATCTTGAGTCTTCTATTCCTTGGGTTAATTCATAGAACATATCCTGTCTAATAGGTATAGGCTCTACATCAGAACGTAGGATAGAAGAAGATGTACTCCAGTCCTTATAATAGAATTCTGCATCCTGAAAGTTAAATCTTTCTAAGTTATGCTTACATTCTTTAGAATTCCTAGAGTATATCTTACCATCATTACCTCTAATGACTCTTAATCCATCTATCTTATAAGTAGCTAAGTAGACTCCTGTAAGGTCTTTCTCTTTCCAGTATTCTGCCTTAGTCCACTTAGTACCGTTAGTCAATTCTTTGATTGGCATGTCTTCTCCTTGCTAAAGGTTTAGGATTTAAAGCTACTTCTAGGGAATGTCCTCCCTTTAATCTTGCTCTTACATTACATGGAATACATCCCCATGCTCTAGCCATAGCATTAAAAGAAGGGAATGTATTTCCCATAGGGTCAATACATACTGTTAGATTCTTCTTCATAGCCATAGCTAAACTCATACCCTTCTTAAGATTCCTTCTTACAGAAGAAGCAGATACTTCAGAATGTAATCTAATAATGTCTATGAGATTTCTATACTTCTTACCTGTATAAGGGTCAGTATATCTTTCTTCTCTTTCCTTCATGAATTCTAGAGCTTCTTTTAATGTTCTTCCTTGAGCATAATAAGCTCTATGTACAGCATGTTTAGATATACCTCTTGCTTCACATAACTTAGCTAAAGACTTATAGGTTATTCCTGTTTCAGGGTCTTTAATCATAAACCCTCCTAAGCAAAAATTATTAATGCAGATATATCTACAAAAACCAAGTATATAAAATACTCTCCTAATGCATCTAAAATAGGCATACTACTTATCCCCGAATAAATCTGTTATAGATGTTTCCTTAACTTCTTCCTGCTTCTCTTCTACCTTAGGTTCTTCCTTCTTTGGTTCTTCAGTAATAACTTCCTTAGGGGTAGTAGCAGAAACCAGTGAATTGAAATCTACTTCCACTGTAACACCTGAATCTACCTTAACATTACCTACAATATTGCACTTAACTCTAAGAGCATCTGTTAATAATGCAGAAACTTCCTGCTTAGTTAATTTAATTTCCATAATAATCTCCAATAAAAAAGGCTCCCGAAGGAGCCAAAAGCAACAACACAAGCGTATTAAATTGTATCTATTACTAACTGTATCTGTTCTCTTATCTTGGCTTCTTTCTCTTCACCAATATAAGGAGCATCTACCCACTGACCATAGCTAAATGTTTTATATTTAACTAAGGTTCGAGTTCCTACAGTAGTAACCATATCTAAACCATTAAGATTTGGCATCTGAGATTTAGTAAACTTACCACCTAAATACTTATACCATTCACAGTCATTTGTATTTAATACATAGACTGGAATGTTTCTCTTAATACCAACATTAATAGCAGTTACAGTTCCTCCTGTAGGGATTCCTCTAATTAAAGGAACAATAGCTAGAACCATATTAGATTTTCTAACCTGATAATAGTTTCTAGCCTGTAAGCACTCAGGCATTGATAGTTTCCCAGTAAAGTATTTACTTGCTGGTTTACCTGATATTTCAATGCCTAAATCAATAAGGTCTTTAATAGCAGCTTCAGTCTGCTCCTTAGTGATTATTATGTTCTTACCTGAAGATTGCTCTTCATTTCTTAGAGGATCTCTACCTCCTGTAGGTCTTCTACAATTAAAACCAATAAGATGATATGTAGTAATACCTTTCTTATCTCCATAGTAAGACCATAGAGAATCAGAGCCTAAAGCTCCTCCAGAAATGAATTTAGTCATAGTTTGCTCCTTAATTATTTAACTCTAATCCGAGCGTAGCGAAGCTAGATACAGAAACTCCCACTATTATCTTTTTCTTTAAGATTGAAATGCCAAATACTTCCATTAGCAATAGCTTCTTTAATCTTCTGTAAATCTAATAAGTTCTCTACACCATGACGTAGTTGAGAGAAACCTTTAAGATTACCGAGACCATTACTACCACCAACACATACATGTTCAAATGGTGATGCATGAATATGACCATTACTAATAAGCTTAGTAACAATTCTATCTAATGCTTCTGGTTCAGTATTAAGCTTTCTATAAGATACCTGAGCACAACATGCAGCAGAACCAAGAATAGAATCTACATCATCTATCTTAGAATGACCATCATTCATATATGGTGTATGTGCCATATCAGGAGTTAATTCTACTGGCTTAGAATTATCTATAGCTTCTTTAATACACTGAGCTAATTCCTGTATTTCAGGTTGAGCATCACTAGCTAATCTAAGCTTAAAGAAGTTATCCCATTCTGTAGAAGTAATAACAGATTTAATAGTAGAGAAAGGTTCAAGTAATCTATTTACATTCTGCTTATGAATACCAATATCAGCTAATTGCTTAGCATAGATAATCATAGCATCCTTAGCTTGTAACCAAATTCTATCAGCTTTAACCTTAATCTCTTTATGTACATCAGTACCAACCATACCTGCTTGATTACCAGTCCATATAGGAATTACTGGATTAGACTGGATTAACTTTATATTGGTTTCTAATGGAATCGCTCTAGATGAGGCTGTATTGCGTGAGAATACACGATGAGTATTTACCTGACTAAGTATATACCTAGGATACTCACACTCAATGGTGACGCATCTAGACCCATTAAATAACGAATCTGATAATACTCTTGCTTTAGTCATCTTTCTTATCCTCCTCAAGGATTTTAGCAAGCTTCCTTAAAACAATATCTCCCAATCCCTTCAAGGTTTCTTCTGTAAATTCTGGTTTATCTAGATTTAATGTTATTCCTGCTTCTCTATCCTGAATTACAATTAACTTAGGTTTATGGAATATTGCACACTCAATACCTAATCTAGTAAGCTTATCTGCTGGATACCATTTATGTTCTTCAGTCATCTTTCTTACCTGCCCATCTCTTTAGTAGATTAATTACTTCAGTAGATATTATTTCTTTATCTGCTTCAGTTGCTCTGAATCTTACAAACTCAGAAGACTTAGCATCTAAAGGAATAGATGCATCTATATGAGGGTCTGTAGGACTACCTGTACCCATTACAATATGTATATCTATTGTAGGTGTATTACTTGCATATATCTGTTCTGTCATAAATAGTTACCTCTATTATATAACTCTCTGGAACTGACTTATCTAAACCAGCAAAATTAAATCTAATGTCATCAATATTAAAGTAATCATCATCAGGAATTAAACCTTGATTAACTAAGGCATCACAGAAGAATTTATCTACTATGTAACACATATTACCTAAGTCTCTTTTATGTCTGTCCTTGGCTCTCAAGGTATATGATAATCTTATTGGTGGCTCTAACTTATCAAAAGTACTCAATATAGGTTGCATCATCTCTGAGTACTTTTGCTTTAGCTTATTGTTATATTGGAAATGCCAATTACGATAAGGATTTAATTGTACTGGTTGATAAGGTTTCTTTTTACTTTTCTTACCTACCCGTATAGGAATACGAGTAGGTAATTGAATTCTTATCAATTAAAGAGAGTAGCTACTGTTGATGCAGATGCAGTAGGTTCAGTAAGAGAAGGCATAGATGAAGGAGCAATAGGAGTTACTCCCGGCTTAAGCTGTTCAGTAAATACCTTACCTTTATTAGCTTCTAACCACTTAGGGGCAAATTCAGGTTCTTTACCCTGAGAGATTTCAATAGCAGTCTTACCATCCTTAGATAAGTACTTATCTACAATATTGATTACTCTGGTTTCAGTAGTAGGTACATATGAATCTCCTACCTTCTGTTGTTTATGTTCCTTGTATTCCTTCAGAGCTACCTGAATATCTACACCACATAAATCACTAAAGCATGGAACCTTTACAGGAATATTCTTCTTTTCTTCAAAGCTATATTTCTCAATAATCTTATCTTCTACAGGAAGAGAATCAAGAGTCTTACCTGTTACAGCATAAGCCAAGGAATTAAGAGTCTTCCATGCAGGGGTATAAATCTTCTTACCATTCTCTACTCTACATGGTGTACCTGTTTCTTTATAAGCAATATACAATGGCTTAGGAGAAATAGTTCTACCATTAATATCTAAAACCAACTGTACATATGGTGTACCTGCTCTAGGTGATTTATCCATATAGGCATACTTAAGCTTACAAGGATAGATATCTGTAGGTAATGGACTAAAACCACCACCTAAATGGTCAGATTCCATGATGTCATCATTCTTAGTATCGCCTAACTTAAATAATTCGTTTAAAGTACTCATAGTTTATTATTTCCTATTTTAATTAATCACCATAAAATTCTTTCATTCTATCAAGAACGATTTGAATATTGCCATCAATGAAAGTCTCTTTCCTAGTCCACATAGCTGGGTTAGTTCTAATTCTTTCACCAATAGTATCTTTAGTAATACGAGTCTGTATTACATGTTTAAAACCTTCTTCTCTTTCATCATCAGTAATATGAAGATAATCATTTTCATACCCTTCTAACTCAGCAATCTTTACATGCTTAGTAGATACAATATCAGAGAAGTATGCTTCTACACCTGTCTTACCAACAGCACCTTTAACAGGGATATAAGAATCCATAACCATATCTGTTTCATTAACTCTTTCAGCTACATGAGACATAATGATTACATCAATTCCTTCTTTTAATAGCTTTGCTATCTGACCCATAAGGTTAACAAAGAAGTCTCCATAGAATCCCCATGCCTGCATAGTATGCTTAGGGTCTACAGTCTTTACATACTTGGTTTCAACAGTCTTCATTAAGAAGGTAAGAGTATCTATTACTACCATATTGATATCAGTCTTATTTGCCTGTTTAGCACTAATAAGCTGGTCAATAAAGTTAGTTTCTCCTAGTAACTCTGGTACAGGGTCTAGGATAATCTGCTGTTTTATCTTATTTCTACCTGATATTGGTAAAGGTTTACCTGAACCTTCACAATTCAAATAGAAGACTTTTTCCTTATCTCTTAGACCATCTAATGAGAATGTTTTACCTGATGTAGGTTTCCCCACAACCATTAACAGTTGTCCTGCCATTTATAATCTCCCATAAAAAATAAAGGTGAGACAAATGCTCACCTTAACAAAAACCAAGAAATAAATCTAGTACTTACTTCTAATAGATTTAAGTACAGTGTTTTCTAATTCAGAAATTGGTAAAGGAGATTCAATCTTAGCATTAAGAGCTAATAACTCTCTTTCTAGATTCTCTAAGGTTTCTCCTCTTTCCTTAAGCATATAGGCATATCTGATAAACATATTATTCCTGTTACCGTCTTCCATTTTAGATAGGAACCATCTCTGAATCTTATCTATATTTCCATACTTCTTAACTTCAATATTATGAAGTTCATTCTCCGAAGTATTCGGAATAAATGGTCTAGGGTCTAATAATACTCCATCAGTATGTTCTATTACTGTACCTGTATTAGTTAACCACTTTCTTGCTCTATCACAAGTCTGTGTATCTAATCCCTTAAATGGTAATGAATCATATAAGTTAAGCATAAACTTCTTATAATCTTCTTTACCCAAATTAAGACTATACTTAATAGGTAATATTACTCTGCATCTAGGATGCTCTTCAGTATGTCTCTTAGTTGTATATAAGACATACTTATAGTCCTGTAATACTTCCTGAATAAACTGCAAAGAGTCTCCGTCATCTAAATCCAGTACTACTAGATTAAATCCACTATTAACATATTGGTCAGCTCTTCTATTTCCTTTCTCTGGTTCATTAGCATCATATGTAAAATGATGTGTACACCAGTGTAATCCAGTATTAGAACCGAATACTTTAAGCTTACTGAAAGGAATAGTATTATTGGTATAGTTATATGCTTCATGATTAGAAACACTAACTATTAATTTATCTAGGTCAGTCTCTTTCATAGACTCACCTACATAAAATTCAAGCTTACCTCTGTTAATAGTCTTAATAGTAATATCATGTGAGAATCCCCATTCACATGCTCTCTCTAATAACTCTGCCTGAAGCTTAGGAGTCTTAAAGAAAGGTAAAGCTTCACTAATATCTGCTTTACTCTTTGGTTCATCTACAAAGGCTAGATACTTAGCTAACTTAACATAAGGTTTTTCTGCATGTAATAAAGTATATAAATCTTTACCACTATCCTCTGCTAACTTCATTGCAGCAATAAGATGAGATTTAGTAATTTCATCAGAATTATCAATAAAAGCATAAGTACCTGCTAATTTAAGTACCTTATACATTCTCTCAGATAATTCTATTTTATATATACTATCAGTAATCTCACTAACATCATAAGACCTATTCTTACACCATATCTCATACTCATACAGATATAATAGTTCTGGTTCCTTAAGACGTATAACCTTATCTAGATTATTCATATTAGCTAAATTACTAAGAGCATTCATTATGGTATCTCTTAATGCAGGGTCATGAGCAGTCTTTCTCATCTGTAGGACTTCCTGAGGTTTAATATCTCTATTAGCAGATTTATTAGCACCTATCCCAAAGAAAGTTCTTCTTCCATAACCTGAACCAAGTAATTCAAAGAATGCCTTTTCAGTTTCACCACTATCGAATAACTTAGTAGGGTCTCCCATCCATAGGAAATTAACTGGGATAGGTATATCTCTTTCAGGATATCTATTGTTCTCTTTAGTTACTTTAGTAATAGAAGCTTCAATATTACCTGAATCATATAGGCATAAACCAAGAGTATTAAGAGCAGTATTAGATATAAGGTTATAACCTATTTCATCTACAAATACATTTAATGCTCCACACCCTTGTAATTGTATCTTCTTTCTTTCCTGTCTTATAGCAGCTTCAGTACCACTAGATAATCTCCATATGTAAGAACCATATGTTTTATATTCATCTTCTATAGGCTGTTCAAGTAAAGATAAAGATGCAGGATTAATAGGTTGTCCTGATAAAAGTAATTGAGTCTGTGCTAATTCTTTTACCTTGGCTTTATGAGCAGTAGGAAGAATTAACTTCTCAAAGATATTTCTGAATCCTTTAGTTACTTCATCAAGTACTTTATTCTGTGACTGTGACTTACCACTACCTGATGGCATAACACCACAGGCATACATATTTATCATGGTTTCTTCATTTAAACAGTCTTTAATTACAGCTCTCATAGAACCAGCTAATTGAGTTAAATTAGAAGCTATAATTAATCTGAAGAAAGTATCAGCATTAGTATTTAATGTAGTTCCCCTTACAAGTTTTAAAATATCTTCTTGTAAAGGGAAATAACTACCATTCTTAATGTCATCTTCTATCATTTTATTATTCCCATATTTACAAAATTCTTATACTGAGAACACATATGTTTGCAATTACAGTAATTACATCCTTTTGGTTCCTGTATCTTTTTCTTAACTATACCTGTACCTTTAGATGCCATATAAGTCATAGCTTCTATTTTAGAATTAAAATTCTTAGTAGCTCTAGATGCATTAGGGTCTTTAAAGTATTGCCATACTTCAGATACCATTAATGTATGGTCATCACATAAAGGTAATTTATCTAAATTCTCTGTATAGTAATCTATATTTCTCAGAGACTTAGAAATGAAATCTTCTACCTCTCGAAGAGAGAGTAAAGGTAATTCTATAGTAACAAAAGGATGCTTAGGATATGTAGGGTCACTAAGAGTATAGTTCTGATTCCAATCAGTAAAGATATACTGAATAATCCCTACATCATTAGTAATCAACTTAGGATTAAGCCATCTATAAATAGATAACTGTTTAATATAATCTTGTTCCTTGATTTTATTGATATATGTATAAACAGATGTAGATTTAAAGTCTATGACTGTGCCATTAAGGACACAGTCAAACTCACCGTTAATTCTCCATCCATTAAAATCCTTATAGGCTCTCTGTTCAAAATAAACATTCGTTTCTCCCTCAACAGGCTCTTCAGGATTGACATGTATTTTGTTTACCCTACTATCTACCCACCCAAGAGCTTGACAGGCATTCTTGAGCAATTCAGGGTCAGTCCATGACAATTCTATACACTTATGTATAGCTGTACCTGTCTTAGACTTCATTAAAGAAGAAATATCTACTTCTAATTCATTATCTTCTTTAATAGCTTTTCTCTGTAATACCTGTTGTCTTGTACTACGTAATAAACCAGTAGCACTAATAGATGTTTCACTGTTACCACCTGTATAGGTGTTAGCAGCTAACCATACACTAATAACAGGATGTAAATTTAAATCATTTTTTATTTTCATCTTTAATAACCTTAATTATTTCTTCTTTAGTTGCATGGTTAGGAATTTCTACTCCATGAGACCAATCAGGATAAAATATTTCTAAGTCTCCACCTAGCTTAACATCAGGATGATAGATATCAGGATGGTCTTGCCATTCCATAGCTTTAATAAGAACTTCATTAAACCAGACAAGAATATCTAAATCATCTTTAATAAAGAAATATAAAGCATCATGTATCTGACCTACAGGAAGTATGTCTGTCTTATAAGGACTATTCCATACTTTCTCCATAATCTCATTAGCACTTCTTGAATTAAGTAAACACCAACTCTGACCTAATGCATTACCTGCTGTTCTATATTCTTTCTCTGCTGTTTTTACAGCTTGTTTACCCTTAAGAACACAAGATTTAAGCAAAGGAGTTCTAAGTCTTAAACCAAAAGCACAAGTAATATACCCATCTTTAGTAGCTTGCTCTAATCTATTCTTTACCCATTCATCTGATTCTTTATAAAGTTCATGATATCTAGCTTCAATTTGTTTAGCCCTATCCTCAGGAATATTAAGATTAGTTACTAAGGTTCTCCATGTTCCACCATAAGTTAAGGCGAAAGTACAGCCTTTAGATTCTTGTCTTAACTCAGGATATTTCTTCTTAATTGAGTTAATTACAGCTACTTTATAATCTTGGTTTGAAATCTCTTCTACTTTCATTTTCACCTCAAAATAAAAAAGCCCACCATAAAGATGGGCAAAAGGTATTGTATGTGGAACTTTAATCTTCTTCAATATCTACCATAACGAAACTTCGCTTGGTAAAATATTCAAAAAGGTCAGGAGTGATAGTAACTAAAGCTATACCATTGTTGTCAACCTTATGTAACTTATTATCACTGATATAATACATAATAGGATTATTAGGGTCTATGAATACATATTCCCTATCGCTCATACTAATGAATCCCATACAGGCAATAGCAGACTTAAATGCTTCAGGGTCAGGAACACTAAGAACACTTAACTGATTCATGATATTATTATAAATATCTAAATAGTAGCTATCTTCATATTTCTTCTTGTATCTCTTAACTAATTCAAAATACTCTTTCTGAAATTCTTCATCATCTCTAAAATTACGCATTTACTAATTCCTTATATTCAGGGTCATCCTCATAAAAGTACTTTACAGTTCCATCATCAAGTGTAACTTTAAAATACTTACCTTCTTTATCTGCATACTTCATCTTAGCTTCTATATCAGGCATTTGTTCAGTATAGTAAGAATAACTTCTTAAACAATGTCCGTCATAGTTCTCTAGGTATACTTTTAATTTATTAGTATCTTTAGTAGTAAGAGCAGATATATGGTCTTCTAATGCTCTCTGGTCTGCACCTACAAATACATAACCATCAGGGGAAGTAAATATCTTCTTCACTGGTTTAGCATAAGGAGAACCAGTAGCAGGCATTTGTTGTAGATTAGGATTACTAGAACTTAATCTACCTGATTTAGTACCACATAGATTAAAGCTACCATATAATCCTTTCTTACCATTTATCTCTACAGCTTCAGTAAAATTACCTAAGAATGCAGTAATAATCTTATTAACCTTACTTAGTTCATAAAGATTATTTAATACTTCTTTAACCCTATCATCATTGGTATGATGAACAAGTTTCTCAAGAGTATCAGCACCTACCGAAGGTGCTCCTGCTTTAGTAGTTTCAATAATAGGTAACTTAAGATACTCATATAAGAACTTACCTACCTGCTGATTAGAATTAAAGTTAAATAACCATTCATCTCTATAGTCTTCTATTGTTCTTCTGGTTTTCTTATGGGTGTTATTATATTCAATAACAGTTTCTTTCTTTAATTCTTCTTCAAAGGTAATTACATAAGTATTAGTCTTTAACTCACTCTCAAATTTATATTCTTTATCATATAAGAATGTAGCTAAATCATTAACCTTATTAGGGTTCAATCTAAAGCCCACTAATTGCGTTTCTGTGAGGACTTTAAGACTAGGTAACATAAGAGTAAGATAAATCTCTTCCTGCTTATCCTGAAGCATTACAGGCTTGTATTTGTTATATACATACCATGTAGCACAAGTATCTGTTACATTATAAGGTAACAGTCTTTCTAGTGGAATATTAGAACAGTCATCAATATCAGATTGTGCATAATCTCCTGTATATTCATGAGCTAAATCTTTTAAACCAAGAGAAATAAGATTACATGTGTTAAGGGCTAGATAAGCTATAACTCTAGTATCCTCAAGATTATTGTATATACAATGTAATCCTTCTAGCATACCTTCCCAATCTTCTAAATCTTTCATAAAGCAATGATAGATAAGAAACATTGTATCGAAGGTAGCATTATGAAATATCTTCTTACCCTTATAATTAAGGAAGAATAATCTTAATAATGTTTTAATACTTTTATTATCAGATACTTCCATAGCTATTCCTTCATGTTCATTCCATGAGAATGCTATAGATATGATAGTACTATTATAATGATGTAGTCCTGTAGTCTCTATATCCACACTGAGAGCTTCATGATTGCTTAGTTCTGTGAAGGCTGAGTGGTAACTAGGTAAATCTGTTAGAAGGCAATATTTTACATTTTTAAGCACATCTGAACCAAGAATAGAAGATATACCTGTATTCATATATTCTTCTATTCTCTCTAGGATAAATTTAATCCTTGGTTCTTGAGCAGGATTATATAAAATAGATGCCCAATTAGGAATAATGAAACATTTACCTAATGGAGAATCACAAGCTATACCATCCTTACCTGTAGATTTAAATCCTGTTAAAGTTTTAAACATATCAGGGTCAGCACATATAACTAGTTTATATTGGTCTGTAATTGTTTCCTTTATATCCTTAATAATTTCATGTCTATCTGTTGCAGAAGTTTTATTAGGGATACCTATAGCTATATAATTACCTCCATAAAAAGATTTCATAGATTCAGCAACCATATTACTTTCTTTAATTAATAATAGTTTATCAGGAGAACCTTCTCTTAATTCTCTCATAACTAATCCTTCTTATAAATATAGATTTCTTCCTTGGCTCTAGATAATGCTACATATAACATACGAGCTTTATTACCTACAGTCTGTCCCTTCCCCTTAACTATATCTTTGTAATCTATATATACTCTGTCATATGTAGAACCTTGCGAAGCATGTACAGTACATGCATTATTATCTCTAAGCTCTGCCATCTTCTCTCTGAAGAAATAATACATTTTCCAGTCTTTCTGATTAGCAAAGTTATTAAGAAATGTTCTATATAACTGAGGATTACATGGAATATAGAAAGGAAATTCTTTTCCTAACAGATGTACTGTTTGAACCTCAAACTCAATATCCTTACCATTCATATTAGCTAAATGAGGTTCTGAGATATCTGTTATTATGGATTCCTCTTCTGCATATAAGGTATTACCCATAAGCATTTTATCAGGAATACCAAATGGAGCAGCATAAGATTTATTAACTACTAAATCTCCTACTCTGAATTCACTTGGTTTATCATGTAAATCTCTATATACCTGATTAAAAGCAATTACTCTTTTATTGGTATAAGATAGAATCTTATCTGAATTACCAAATGTTTTTAATACTCTTTGAGCATCTTCAGCATTAGTAAGAATATGTACATTAGCTGATGCTCTTGGTTCAAATATAGTAGCATTCTTAATACAGTCTTTAGCTGATTCAATACAATCAATTAAATCCTGTTTCTTCTGTCTTACTACATCTGTTAATTCAATTACAGGATACTTACTAAATACATCAGCAGAATAACCTACAGGTGGTAATTGATTCATATCACCTACAAAGATTATCTTACTTCTTCTTATATTCTTAAGAATGATATCCAGTAATTGTTTATCTAACATAGATGCTTCATCTATGATTAATAAAGAACAATAAATCTGTTTAAGATATCTCTGGTCAATATCATATTTACCTGTAGATTCATTAAACTGCATCTTTAAACCAAAGGCAGAATAAGTAGTAATACCATCTATTACATTAGCTGCTTTATTAGTGGTAGCTGTAAGAATAACAGGAATATTTCTTGATTCTGCTAGTGGAACTACACATTCTTTAATAAAGAATGACTTTCCTACCCCGGGCTTACCACTAAGACAAATACAGGTGTTCTTGCTATTAAGGAACTTAGATATTTCTTTTAATCCCTGTTCCTGACTATTAGTTAAATTCATGATTATTACTCCTTAATTAATCTTGTTCCTAACGTAGTGGGAGTAAAAGAAATAAGGGTCTGAAACCAGACCCTTAAATTATAGTGTTATCTTGGAATGCGTTTGATTAGGTATTTCTTTAATAGGGCTATAGTAGCTTCTGCTCCTATGTATCCTGATGTACCACTAATACAATAGGCAATAGATGTTGGTACCTCAAAATAAATACATAAGAGTCCTACAAGAAAACCAGCAAAACCTGAACCTATAGCTTTTACTATGCAATGCTTTAAGGAATAGGTTTCTTCAGTACTTAAGTAAGACACTAATCCTCCTATAAGGGCTAATAGACCATAGAAAGATGCTCTAATCAGTTCCATTATTTCTGAGTCGTTCATCTTCTTTCCCCTGATGATATATTTCAGTTACTTTACTGAGTATCTCATTAAACTGAAGATGTCCTCTTGATTTAAAATAACGAAATTGTAGTTTACTATTATATACATTTGTTTCTGGTTTAGTACCTTCTACAAAGGCAGGGTCAATAAGTAATCCTACAACATTATCTATTTCTATTAGCTTATGCCTATAAGGTTTTAAGTATCTTATAAGAAAGAGTATCTGTTCTACTGGGGTCATAGAACCTAATGCTCTTGGGGTAATATAAAAACTCTTTAGTAACCTTCTTGTATAACACAAGAAACCATATGCAAAATTAACATGACTTATCTTATGCTTAGTATGAACATCGAAGTTAGACTCATACCCAATATAAGCTATGATGTAGTCAATAATTCTACTAGGTAATTTAAGTTCCTGTTGTAATTGTTTAAAAGCCTGAATTTCTTCAGGCTTAAACTTATCCTCATATATCATATATGACTAACCCTACCTTTAGATGGTATACAGTTTGGATTATCATAGATAACCCAAAATATATTCCCCTTTAGCATATCTACAGGGGAATGGTCAAAGCATCCATCAGTAAAAATAAGATTTAATTTAGCTTTATCTTTATTTATGTGTGCTACAACAGGTCCTATATTTGTACCATAGGTAGTATCAAAGTGAGTTTGATTTCTCCACTTATCTTTGATTATTAATGGTTTAGATAAATCATCAGAGAATCCAAATATCTTAACTTCAGTTAATTTATATAAGTTATAGATATTCTTTACTTCAGACATAAACTGATTTACCTCTTCATCAGATACAGAACCAGAAACATCAATATAGACATTCATTGTCTTTAGTTTTGGATTCATACCTGATAAAGAAGGCATATACATAGTCTGATATCTTCTATTTGGTTTAGCCCATGAATAATCATCCTTGATATAAGAAGTTACATACTTACGTAATAACACTCTCCAATTAAGTTTAGGAGTACGTATATCTTCTACATATCTCTCAAAGTCTTTAAAACCTTTACCAAAATCCTTAATAGAAGAAGATACCTTATCAAGAAGTTCTTTCTGATTCTGTTTAGCTTTCTGAATCATTTCAGAAGTATTCTCATTAGGGTCAGGTTCTTTAATATCCCCTGCTAATGGACTATCTTGTGGAGGTAATTGAATCTTCTTGGCTTTCTGCATTAACCTCTTATAGATTTCTTCTGCTGTTAAATCCTTATATTCCCTAGGGCATTCAACAATGCCCTTAGGAGGAATACCAAGAAGCTTACCTACATTTCTTTCCATAAGAGTACGATTAACTACCATATCACATGCTATATTCCATATATGTGCTACAGCATTTAATTCTTTACCTCTGTAACAGTGACCAAAGATTATATGTAATAATTCATGACACATTACAAATAATACTTCACCATTAGTAAGTTCTTCTACAAACTTAGGGTCATAAGATATCTTTATACCATCAGTACACATAGTACCTACTGGCTTTTCTACAAATTCAGATGTTAAAGCCAGTATAGATAAGAATGGATCATTGAAGGCTAATTGTAACTTAGACTTCTTTATTTTATCTGCCATTGAGGTCATAGAAAGAATTCTCCTTAGTAGCTTGCTGTGCATACTGTAAATACTTAGGGAACTTAATAAATGTTGTATTAGCTCCTATTGTATAGAATTTATTAGCCAGTACTACTAACCATTCAGAACCAAATTTCTTAACTGTCTCACAACAATTAACTAATTGAGTTTCAGTAGTTATCTTCTTATAATTAGATACAATTTCACCAATTATCTGATAGATAACACCTACTTCTTCTCCTGCTGTAGAAGAATAAGAACCATTAAGGATATCTTCAAACTTAGGTAATTTATAACAATACTTACAGTAAGTAACAAATTCTGTACCTGCTTTATTACCTATAATACCATTAATTAATTCTCTTTTATCAGGAGTACTTACATCAGTAATAAACTTAAGAACCTTACTTAACATTTCCCATGTTCTAGGACATGCAAAAGTTTTATCTTCCTTCTCTGGGTCAAAATTAAATAAGAACTTAGAATCATGCATTAAGAAAGCTAATATTCTACTATCAATTTCATTATTAGCTGCCCATGTAAGCCAAGTATCAAAATCTACTTCTACTTCAATATTAATTAATCTTGAACGTAATGCTGTAGATAATTCATTAACTACAGCATTATCAGTAATCTTGTTGCCTGCACAGCAGATAGCTACCTTAGGATGTAAGTGGTAATTACCCACCATTCTATCAAGAATAAGCTTATAAGCAGCAACCTGCACACTAGGCATAGCTGCATTCATCTCATCCAAGAACAGTAACCAACCATTTTTACCTTCAGGTAATGGAGTATTTTCCAGTGGGAAGATATCAAATGGATTGAATCTAGCTTTACCATTATCAATAAAAGGTAAACCATTGAAATCAGTGATATCACACTGAGATACACGAATATCTACTAATTCCAACTTATAAGTCTCAGCTATTTTCTTAAACATATCACTCTTACCTACCCCGGGACTTCCTTCAACCATAATAGGTAATCTAGCCTTAATAGCGATTTTTGCAGATTCAGTTGCTTGAGATAAATTCATAATTACTCCTAAAAAATTAAACCCACTAATAAGTGGGTAGTTAAATTAAAATACTTTCAAAGCCCTACGTAGTAGGCTACATTCCGACTAGCTTAATTTCATTATTTCCTTGGTTTAAGCTAGTTATTAATTTCTTGAAATCTTCAGGTGGAATACCCGTATAGATATATGGAATTATTAAAGGTTTATCCCATTTCTTTCTTAATGTATTCTTTAAACCTTTAATTAAATACTTCTTACTTGGTTCATCTTCAGGATTTTCTTTTACAGGAACACAAATAACATTCTTTGAATATAAAGGAACACCTATATAATGATGTCCCTTAAGGCATATAGATTTATACTTCAAATAATCTTTACGAAACTTTAATCTAAAGATTTTAAGAGTAGCTGTATAAGCTACTCCTCTGAGATTAGTGTATAAAACTCTATACCCGTTAATTTCCATATTCCACAATGAGTCTCTCATAAACTTCTTTTACCTTTTCATGTAGCCATACTATATGACCTTCATCATTAGGTAAAATTCTAACATCACTTATAAAGTTTTGTAAATCCACAAGTTCCTCGATAGTGTAACTATCATTCCAACCAAATGGAATATCTGTACTCATATCAAACATAGTTACTTCACCATCCTGCCAGTAGAACTTAATCTTAAACCAGTGACGTAAAGTTAATTCTATTCTAACATACTTGTCAGGGACATTGATTATCCTGAATTCATTAACTTTATTAGCTAATAAATACTTATTTAATACACTTAATACTCTTTCCATAATGATGGTCTCCTTAATAATTCTCTTCCAAGCGTAGCGAAAAAAAAAATAAAGGAGAACTACACATTAGTGTAGTTCTCCTTAATAGATTACAGAGTATCGAGAGTATTAATTACTCTTCTTAAATGCCACTGTCCCTCTTCAGTATTGATACCTGCTCTTTCAGCAGCTTCAAGCTCATCATAGAGCTTATTCTTCATACCCAAAGAACAATTAGCATTTTCAATTCTTTCGTATAATTCATTTATTAAAGTATTCATAATATATTCTCCTGAAATAGGGATACTTTCGTATCCCTGTATTGTTGTTAATGTTAAGACAGCAGATAATCAGCCTCTAGAATCTGCTTAACCATCTCAGGCTTAGCTTCATCTATTGGTTCAACCTCTAACTTACTAAACTGCTTACTGAAGTACTGTAATAT